GTTGTTGTGGTACTGGTGTTGACGGCGCTTGAGGCTGTGTTGGTTGCTGAGGTACTGGTGTTGGCGTTGGCTGTTGTGGTGCTGATGCTGGTTGTGAACCAAGTGGTGCAACGGCCACGTCTATACTCTCATCTTGTAGCAAGCTGATAATGTACTCGGGTGTCGCCTTAGTATAAATCTTATCTAAATCATGCATTTTAGTCAACAATTGAGGATCAACCTCGGTTTGCTGCGGATCGGGGATAATCTGATACTTTGTCGATTTAACCCCCGAACCTTCACGCACTACAGTTACGTTCCTTCCTGTTTTTGAGTCCGTTAGGTCACCCCACTGCGGGTCAATACAGAACTGCGCGAATTGGTTCCATATTATCGGGGGCATTGCCCAAACATGTACACCACTATCTTTGTCCTCTAAGTCAACCATATTAACGAGGAACCTGTTTATCGTGTTGATTTTCCCTTCGAGTGAGGGAGCTAAAACAGGATCTTGAAGCATCGAGCAAACAATACAGTTCCCTGGTGTACATAACACACTTCGTGATCCAACCCAATGCAACCTAACAGGCTTGTAAAACAAATGGGTGTCGGGCTTCCATGGGGGAAGAATCCTAATGTAATTCCGCCCCACTTTTGGCTTCCAGAAGGAACCAACTGTAGATGAATACTGACCTAAATCCTTCTTGAGTTGTTCGATGTCTAACATACCCATACCTCCTAATAAAATAATTCTTCGCCCCCCTCCCATCTATCAGAGACCTTAATATCAACAGGGATAACGAGGGACGTATTCGGAATTGGACGTTCCATAACGTCCTTTATTATCTCTCCAACCTCTTCAACACAATCCTCAGGCGACTTAACTCCTATTGCGTCGTGCAGCTGTAAAATCACAACCGCACCGGATCCTTTTGACTTCAACAACTCAACCAACATCGAGAGAGATTGATTAGTATGATCCGCGATAGTACTTTGTGGCACGAAACTAAGTGCCTGTCTCTCCCATTCTGACAGGAATGGGCCTGGAGGGAAAATCCTAGTCCTACCGTACAAGTTACGTAATACTCTTTTCGATCTAGCTTCTTCCACTACATAATCCATGAAAGACTTAATCTCGGGGAACTCCGTAAAAAATTGGTTCATGATCGCCTCAGCCTCTTTGAGTGGAATCCGAAACTGATCAGCGACGCTGTGCGCCTGGCGGCCGTACATCAACCCATATACAACAAATTTAGCCATCTTCCTCTCAATGTCATCTTTATGAATCTTCTTTTTAAATATGCGCTCCGCAACGACTGTGTGAATATCACGCCCGGTGCTAAACGCTTCCATCATTGTCGCACACTGTGCAACATATGCCATTACTCGTGCTTCAGCCTGTGAATAGTCCGCCTCAATAAACTTATATCCTGGCGGGACATTAAAAATAGATCGTAGTGCCGATTTCGGTATGGTCTGAATTGGTGGTGATGTGCAAGAGAGACGCCCACTTACAGTACCAGTTACGTGATAATCGGGGTGGACTTTCCCATCTTTTGCCACAAACCTCCAAATTCCACCTCTCCCTCCCGCCAAGTATGTAGACAGTACCTTCTGACGCTTCCGTAACTTAATTAGTGAGTCAACTACGGATAAAGCCCTCGTGTCTTGTTTCTGCTTGGCCCATGCAAGTAACTTTTGTAGCGCTTCGGCACATGTTGACGCCTTTTCTCCTTTTGTTTTTACAAGCACAGGAAGGCCCAAATCCGAATAAAGAACATTGCTCAGCTGCGTCGAAGAGCGTGGATTGAACTTCTTACCAACACTTCTGTACAGATCCTCCTCAAGGCTTATTACTTCATCTGCAACTTGTTTAGTCAACTCCTGAACTCGATCCCCATCTACACTCATACCTTCAATTTCGACATGTGTTAACGCTATTTGAGTAGGAAGCGCTACATTCCAATATAAATAGGAGTACTCTTTCTCAATGCTCGGAATCATTTTCAGCGCGATTAGACGTGTTACAATTGAGTCATGGGCGGTATATTCATATAGAATCGAGGAAGGAATTTCCGAGTAAGACTTAACTTTATTAGCCTTCTTGTACAACTCTAAGGGCAGATCGTACTTAGGGTAATCTAAGTAGATCGATACTAGTGTAACTAAGTCACAAGGTATATTCTCGTTTAATACGTGCTGACCTAACATAGTGTCAAAATATATGTTATTGACAGTGAACCCACACTGATATAAAAACTCGAGATCGAACTTGATGTTTTGACCCACTTTTCTACATCTCGAGTTCAGTATTCTTTCAACAAATGGCCTCACTACCGGATCATCGAAAGGAATAACAACACCTACATAGTCCTTAAAGGAGATACTCAGACATAAAACTCTATCACTAAAAGGGTCCACCCCTGTAGTTTCAACATCAAAAGCAAGCAACTCATCCTCAGGTAGCTCTTCCACCATGCGTGTGACTTCTTCCAGATCCCATAAAGTGTTCACCACAAAATAAGTCGACCGACTTTCTTGGTAATTTCCTGTCAAAACCCTATAGAGTTTTTGAACGTCACACATATATAAAAATTCCCTCTCCCGCTGACGCAGGATACTCGCTGGGTGTACAAGAGGGAAAATGACACACCCGTCAGTCGTGCGGAGAACATAACCACGAACCGCCATTATGGAAGTCAAAGGCTCCTTTCGAGCCAACTGAAGTAGCTCGCACCCCTTAAGGTTAAGGATCGATGTCACATACTCCAAAGCAAGCCCACCTAAAGGAATAATTAAACTAGGGTTGACTTTCTTAATCTCTTTCCGTAATCGTGGGATACAAAAGTTATCTCGGATCGACTTAACTGGGTTTTTGGCTGAACATAGACACGCGTTTGTGATATACAAATACATCTCACGTTTACGTAAGAAGTCCTCAAAGTCGTGCGCGTCCGGTACTAACCACCCCAAGTATTTAAATAAGAATTCACCACTTGCACCACAGAAGGGGATCCTGCGTAACAGCTCCTCGGATCCGGGACTTTCTCCCACGACCATAATCACCGCGCGTGGATCTCCATGTGGTGGGACAATTTTGACCTTAGGCTTTATTGGGCATAATCCACACATTGCATCTCCATATACATCCATTCTTATCCTCCACCTCTCAGTATTCTATTACTTATGTGTTCTTCATACACGTGTGGAGGACTTAGGAAGAACCCGGCTCAACCTTAATCCAAAACGCTTGCTTCGTGTGGTACTTATTGCACTCTTTCATAAAAATTGGGGTTAAGTATTCAATATCAACTCTGATATCCCCTGCTACTATCCCTTCCATCCAATCATGCACCCCAATTATATCATCGGGCTTCAGGAAACGCGCATAAATATTGAACTCATTGATCTTATTACCATTATCACAGTAAACAAAGACCCTATCAGGCGATTCGATTAGCTTACGTATCTCATCTATAGTTTTAGGCTCAAAAATATCAGCCTTTCGAAAATCAACTCCAAACTTCTGAAAAAGAACCTTACCTCTACCAATCTCTAAACAGGCTGACGACTTATCATAAGTAATAAACTCGCTGTCGTATGCTTCAGCCAGAAAATGCATAAAAAGGCTCGCACCACCCCACCCCGTCCCCAACTCTATGACTCTCCTTGGTGCGTAAGTCTTAAATATCAACTCAAAAAGATACAAAGCCGACCAACTCTGATAGATCTTGATCCCACAAAAAGAAGATGGTATCTCAAAACACACTACTTACGTCTCCCCCCTAAGTTACGTCCTCTTCCTCTACCAAATCCAGGACCACCTTTAGAACAGGGACCTGTATTTCTCCCAGCTCTGCGTCCACCTTGCATACCAACTCCACGCCCACGGCCATCATGTGGACGCAACTGTCCTCTTGGATTCCTCTCTGACATTTCTTCCTCCTTCTTTTTTATTTGCCTGTACTTCCTGCGCCGCCTCCTCTGTCGTAAAGATAATCTGGTAACTTAGTAACATTCAAGGTCCCCCCATAAAAGAGAGGAACAAAAAGGACCTGCAACACCCTCTCCCCGCTCGAAATATGTATGACATCAGAGTAACAGTTGGTAGCAAATGGAGTCCAGGGAAGAAGATAACCAGGATCAAAGATTGACATCGCAACTAAGCCCTTTCTTCTCCACGAAGACCGAGGCACTACTAGACCACAGACTCCTTGTGGGACTACGATTCTACACGCACAATCGAGCTTAACGGTTTCACCAGGCTGGATGATGTAAGTTTTATCTTCTTCACTAGAGTAATCAGTCGGATCAGGATGATTAGCGGGAAGAACTCTGAAGACACGTAGGTCGAAGCCAGCGTCGTGAACATTTCCTTTTCTGGGGTAAAAACCCCCAACCAGTTCCTGAAAGTAAATTTCTTGCATCTCATACCTCCTGAAGGAACCACCAAGCATTGACCCGATCCGAACAATCGAACGCAACCGCTTGGTGGACATGAATACTTTCTTGGTGTTCGACCTTCACCCAAAACCCATCACTAACAGGGTTCTTCAAAAGTCGATCGCTTATAGCTCTAACCATATCCTCTACGAACTTCGGGTTCTCATAAGCCTCAACCGTTACATGCTTCTCATCTGGTCTCTTCAAAAGCTCGAACACAGGAGCGCTAGCACACTCCTCTACCAAATTGACAATATGCTCAAACAATACAGTACCTTTGGGGTTGATTAAAGCAACGGACGCAAAAGACCTTTGGTTGTGAGCACCTTTTCCGTTTGCTATCTCCTTTGAACACGGACAACAAGAAGTGTAAGGCACTTTTACAATCATAAGCAGTGAAGTACTTGAAGACTCACAAATGCCTACAACGGAAGCAGTAATAGGTAGAAACTGCTTTATCATGCTTTGTGGAGACGTTTTCTCAACGAAGTAATCAAGCGTCACCTTCACAAATCCGTCTGTACTACCTAACCTCTCCTTCAGAAAATCCAAAGACTTTACTACGTTATCCGCAAGTAGACATTGTTTCTCAAAGCACTTATAGACGACCTCAACAGTACGTGACATATTAATCCCACGCACTTCCGAGGTTAACGAACAGTATACCGATAACGTAGCGGGGGTCCGGACGTACCCCAAGGAAGGGTAAAATACGTAAACAGGGTGCTTCACCCCTTCAACTCCAACCCACGGGACCCGGCGTTTTACCTGACTCGAAGTATTCTGAACATCAGGTAACGTCATACTTCACCTCCTTTTTCCAAAATCTCACCTAAAGTAAAAAAGTCGCCCGTACTAACACGAACACACATCACCCTCAACAAATCCATTGTCTTAAAGTCGCTTGGTGACCCTTCAATCATAAACCCGGCGTACGAATTAGGCACTCCTAACTTGTATAACTTAACCGCATCAGACAAACCATCAAAGTGTGAATCACTATCCCAAAGAACAACCACGCTTTTCACCCCCATAACTCTCAACATCTGAGGCAACTCTCTATATACACTCTTACCAAAAGTACACACCGCAAAACCCTTCAGAGGCAGATAGTCAAAATAACCCTCAACAAGAACAGCTACTGGAGAAACCAACTCATCTAAACCAATAGGGAAGTCGCACTTACGAAAACCAGGTGAAGACAAATACTTCGTAGGGCAGTCAAACATTCTAACTTGATAGGATATACGACCGTCAAACTGAAGCGGTATAACTAACCCGTAGCCCGTAGATGCGAATGTTAAATATACCTGCTGAAAATAGGAAACCGCGTTTTTGCGCTGCAGAAATCTAAAAACCTGTGGGTACTTTAGTTCGATCTCGCTAATAGTGTACTTCACAAATCTTCGCGGATCAGTTAAGGCAACTCTATCAACATCAACACAATGTTTGTATAGCGTCAGGGGCACGTCCCTCAATTGGGCAGTCCTACCTTTTGCCCCACACCGAAAACAGTGGTAAACTCCCTTCGACCAATTAACGTACAAATGACCCTTCGTATCCGGGGGCTTCCCTATCAATATACAAAAAGGGCAGTTATATCTAGTTTCACTCATCTTTCCGAAAAGGGATAACACCTTGTAAGTCCTTATAGGGGTTAGACAAGGCGCCTTCTACGTACCTACGCGATCGCGGTGGAACAAAGAACCTGGAATAAGGGTAGTCAATCTCCACCTTGAGCCCATAAAATGGTGGGCACCGCCGTGAGTAAACCAGAGACACATCCAGGATCGTGCTCGATCTATTACTAGCTGCGTCCCCTTTTGTAACATCTGAAAGTACCACAACATGATCCAGCCCATACAAAAACGCGTAACTCTGTCCTATGTCCGAACCCTTCAGTCTAGCCCCAACTGTTTCCTGAGCCCTGATCCCCTCTCGGGATGCGCGGGCAACAGTCCAAACAGCAACCTGGTTCTCCTTAGCAAACGAGTGAAGCCACTCAATTATATCAG